GTTACAAAAAGACCCCACTGGACTATGTGGGGCATCTGGAAAGACAAGATAAGGAAGAGTATTGGCTCGAAGCGGATTTTTCTAGCAATGACAAGTTCCAATGCAGTGACGTCATGCTTTTGGAAGTGGCTTTCATGAGAGTGTTGGGGTGTCCGGAGTGGTTTGTTAGGCTTCACCTGAAGTCTAATAAATTCACAGTTAAGTCAAATAAATTCGGCATCTCAGCAGTTCTCGAAAACCAGCTTCCAACTGGCGCTACTGATACAACTTTTCGAAACACGTTTTGGAATGGTTGTATACTTTGGGCTTTTCTTGTTACAGCAAAAATTCGTTCCTGTCGAGCAATGCTCATGGGCGATGACATGTTGGCGGTCATACGCGGTACCTGTAGGTACGCAGTCAAGACGTATGTATCCATAGCTTCCGAGGCACTTATGGAAGCTAAGGTATTGCGTCATGATTTGTTGTGGAAGGCCACCTTCCTCAGCAAGTTCTTTGTTCCGTCTGCCTTCGACCGGCACCTCACGGTCCCCATTCTTGGGAAGGCCTTAGGCAGATTTAACATGCGTGCAAACAGGAACCAGTCAGTGAGTGACGATGCTTACATGGCTGGGAAATCCGTTGGCTATGCCTACGAGTTTCGTTTCATTCCTACTATTCGGGATTTGTTTCTTGAAAGGTTTAAACACCATTTCGCTTTGTTACCGCTGGTCGGTGGCAAGCGACAAATGGATGTTGATATTTCCTGGAATGCAAGGACAGCGGGAGTGACTCTCAAGAATATTACTAAGAAGCTTGTTGAACAACAAGTTATTAGTGATTTTCACTTTCACTGTTTTTGTTGGGAAAGGTATCAGCTTTCAGGCAATAGTGTTCTTGACCTTTTCAGGGACATAATTCTGGGTACAGAAAAGATCGACTTTTATGGGATTGTTGTTTCTAAGCTAGCTCAAGATTTTCTTGACTAGTTGCCACGTTGCCAGGCTTAGGTCGGGCAACCGCGTCTTAGGACCGTAATCCCAAATCCGTCTTGAT